GCGTCGATCTCGTCGAGGATGTTCATCAGGTGGGTGTCGGCCTTGTCCAGCGACTGGCGGGCGCTGTCGACGTACTCTTCCAGGTCGTCGAGCATGACGACAGCGTCTTCGTGCGGTTCGTACTCCACCTCGGGGAACTTGATCAGCGAATACGTCCCGATGTAAGCCTCGGCGAAGCTGTCGGCGAGGTCGATGATCTCGTCGTAGAATTTGTTGAGCGCCTTGTGGACGGCATAGGAGCGAGTGCCGAGGTGCAGGACGTGTGCGTTGGTGCGGGCGTGGAAGCAGCGGAGGATCAGTTCGCCGATCATGGCTGGACCCCTATCTATCAGATAGCGTCAGAGTGTATCAGATTCCAATGACAAAGTCTCCAGTGCTTCGTCGCGCTGTTCCAGCTCCGCGTAGTGCGTCACCGCCTCGGCCTCGGGCGGCATGTCGCACGTCTGTAGTTCAGGTCGCCCAGTGTGGTAGTGCACTCCCGCTATCTTGCGAAGTTTGATGCGGCGCTTTTCAATCTCTGCCTTTTCTTCTGCCTTCGCCGCCATGCTGCTCTCCTACGCGGCCATGTGGGAAACTTCCGCCGTGCCGGCGGCGATCTGCCCGAGCCGGTCTTTCCAGCTCTTCGGCGGTGGCGGCGCCGGCGGCTTCTTGGGCAAGTGCTGCAGGGTCAGACGGACCATCCAGCTCGCGCCGTCCACCTGATCGTCGTGCTTGCCCGCCGGGAAAACCATCAGCTCGCGCACGAACGCCTCAGTCCACGGCGCGTCCTTCCTGATGAACACCTTCTTCAGCTGCATGCGCCCACGCAGCGGGCCAGCGCGGACGATCTTGTCTGTCAGAGGCTGTAAGACTTCGTAGGCCTGAAATACCTGCCGCTCGGCGCAGCGGGTCTCGAACTGACTCTTCAGCGACTTCCATATCTGCCCGTCCTCGACGCCGAGGAAGTCAGGGCCGTAGGCGACGATCTGGTCGATCATGTGCTCGACGATGGCATTCCCGTCGTCGCTGCGAAACCGCAACACGTCGATGATGTAGATGTTCCCGTGCTCGTCCTGGTCACCGGTGACGCACACCGTGTAGTCGCTCTGCTGGCCCTCGGTGATGGCGAAGTCCCACGCCTGAAACCGCTGCACGTTCCGGCGCTGCGGCCCGTGCTGGAAGTACTGGATCATCTCCTTGGAGAAGATCACGCCGTCCTCCGGCGTCGGGTTCTGCTGGTAGAGCGCGTTCCACACCCGCTTCTGCCCGGCAGCGACGAGGTTCCGCTTGATCCGCAGCATTGCCTCGGTCGTGTAGCGCGCCGGGTGGATTGCCGTGTTGTGCGGACGTGTCATCTTCGCCCCGGCGGGGATGTCGCTCCCGGGCGGAATCTGCACGATGCTGTCGTCCGGCAGCAGGTACTCGTCGCCCTCGTCGTTGATCGCCGGGTAGCGGATGACCTCGAAGCGGTCGCCTTCACCCGACTTCATGACCTGCTGGATGCGCCCTGCCCAGTCATCTTCCGACCACCAGGTCATGATTCCCAGCACGCCGCCGCCGGGGGCAAGGCGGGTGTAGGCGGTGGAGGCGTACCACTCCCAGGTGTTCTCTCGGATCGTGACGGAGTCCGCCGCCTCGATGTCCTTTACGAGGTCGTCCAGAAGCAGAATATGGGCCCCGCGACCAGTAATACCAGTGCCCACACCAGCAGCCAGGTAGCCGCCGCCCGAGAGCGTGTTCCAGTTCTCGACGCTCTGGCTGGACGGGTCGAGGCGCATGTTCGGAAAGAGCGCTTGGTAGGCGGGGTCACGGATGAGATCACGGATGTACCTCGAAAAAGAGAGGGTGAGGGAGCTGGTGTGGCTGGCGGCGATGATTTCCCAGTCCGGGTGGTGCCCGAGCACCCACGGCGGAAAGTGGCGGCTGCCCAGTTCCGACTTTCCCGACCTCGGAGGCATCATGAGCAGCAGACGCGGCTCTTTCCCCTGCTCCACGTCCTGCATGAAGCGCTCCAGACGCCGGCAAATGTCCTCGTGGACCCAGCCGGCCAGGTATTTCGGGCGGAACCGCTGCACGAACGGCAGGAACCGGCGTCGCGCGAGGGTGCGCAGGGCCAGTTCGCGCTGTGGGCTGGCCTCGGCGGCGGCTTTGTCGAACTGCGGCGGGGTGTAGGGGATGGTGAAGGCTTCGTCGACGTCGGCCTGCTTCTCAGGGGTAGACGCTTTGGGGATTTTCGGAGCGGGCTCGGCGGGCGGCGGTGCCTCTTTCGGCGGCTTGACGACGATCTTCGCGTATTTTGCCGGCGGTTCGCGACCTTCGTCGACGCAGAACGGGCACATGCCGTTTTTATCGAGGGTGCTGGTCTCGCGCTCGACGCCGCACGTCGAACAGGGCTGGTAATCACTCGTCATACGTCACCTCGACGGCTTCGCCTTCGATCACTTTCAACAAGTCCTCGTCGCTCATCGCCTCGAACTTGCTCTGCAGGCGCTTCTGGTTGCCGGTGATCTCCAGCTTCTTCACTTCCGGCACGTAGTAGCCGAGCATCTTCCCGACTTCCGTCCAGCCCTTGATCATCGCTTGGGGATCTGCTGCAAGCCGCGCCATGTTGATGGCCTCCATGAACCCGTCGAGCACATCGGCGCGCTTGATCTGGGCGGCTGAACTCAACTCGTCGCGTGCCTCGCGCAGGGCCAGCTGCACCGCGGTCGACTTGGCGACGTTATCGCCGTTGCGATCCGGACCGGCGTACCCCGCCGCCCGCGCGGCAGCGACGTTGTCCTTCCCCTCCAGCGCGGCGTCGACGAATGCAGCCTGCATGCGCGTGAGCACGATGCTGGTCGGCCTTTCGGCGGTGATGGGTTTTTCCTTCGGGGTTTTCGGTCGCGCCACTCTGTCGGCCTCTGTCAGATTTTTGGAAAATTATAGGGCAGTTCGTCAGATTCAACAAGGGGCGGGGTACTTCGGAAAAGTTTTTCCGGGTCAAGAGACTCCTTTTTTGACCCAGACTGGAATTCCCGTTATCGCTTTGTCATACGGAAACGTGGTTTCGTGGGGAGACGTCGGATTTACGCGCGGTACATCCCATCCCCTCTCTTCCAAACAGAGGGGATGACTTCGGATTCGGTTTCTGAATCCCGAATAAGGAGTCTCTTTTTCTACCCACCACGAAGGAGCAAATCATGAAAGCAACCAAGACCACCACGACCAAGACCGTCCAGGCTGTCGAGACCAACAGCAACATCAAGCGCTGTGCAGTCAAGGCATACCACAGTGTCATCACTGCGGCAGCGCATTCGTACGAGCTGGCCGACGGACTGGTCGGCAAGACCCCGGCGATGTGGGCCAAGGCCACCGCCGAAGCGCAGTCCGACATGGACGCCATCTTCGCGGAGCTTGGTCTCTGATGGGCGCCGAGCTGGGCTACCTCATCCTCGGCAGCATCGTGATCACGATGCTGTACGTGTTTTTCGGTAATCCGTAGGAACCGAGCACAGCGCATTCACATGAGTGCGCTGTTCAGGCAATCCTGCCTACTTTGAAGGAGCGAACAAATGAATGAGATGTACGAACGTGGGTTTGAGCACGGGCGCGAGCAAGCAGTATTGTGCTGCTTCGGCGGCAGTAGACAAAGCGTGCCTGAGTTCGATACGCCGGAAGAACAGCACGCGTATTGGGACGGTTACGACGCGGGCTACGCCAGCGTGATCGAGTGCGAAGTCATCTAGATCACGCTGGCGAAGTATAACTAAGCAGGGAACTTTGCAAGCACCGCGTGCGGTGCTTGCGAGGCAATCCTGCCTACTTTGAAGGAGCGAAGCATGACTAAGGAATACGCACGCTGGATTATCAAGTACCACGCCAAAACCGCACTCGCCACGTTCAACGCGTGGAAGGAGCTCGGCATTGTGCTGGATACCGTGGCGCTCGCCGAGGCGATCATCCTCAACCTCAAAAGGGATTGAGGATGGGCGCCGAGCTGGGCTACCTCATCCTCGGTAATCCGTAGGAACCGAGCACAGCGCATTCACATGAGTGCGCTGTTCAGGCAATCCTGCCTACAACGAAGGAGTTAAGCATGACTAAGGAATACGAACGCTGGATCATCAAGTACCACGCCAAAACCGCACTCGCCACGTTCAAAGCGTGGAAGGAGATCGG